ATGACGAAGAAAAAAGCACATAAACCAGGCTCGGCGACCATTGCGCTCAACAAGCGTGCTCGCCACGAGTATTTCATTGAAGAAGAATTCGAAGCTGGCCTTGCGTTGCAGGGCTGGGAAGTAAAATCGCTGCGCGCCGGGAAAGCCAACATCGGCGATAGCTACGTGATCCTGAAAGATGGCGAAGCCTTCCTGTTCGGCGCGAACTTTACGCCGCTTACCGTCGCCTCCTCACACTACGTGTGTGACCCAACGCGCACCCGCAAGCTGCTGCTGAACAAGCGTGAGCTGGAATCCCTCTACGGACGCATCAACCGTGAAGGTTTCACCGTGGTAGCCCTGTCGCTGTACTGGAAAAACGCATGGTGCAAAGTGAAAGTTGGCGTCGCGAAAGGTAAAAAACAGCACGACAAACGTACTGACCTGAAAGAGCGCGAGTGGCAGCTTGATAAAGCGCGCATTATGAAAAACGCAGGACGTTGATTCTGCACACTTATTGTACTATTCAATAAGTTAGCGTTCCGGGCTGGTATCCAGGAAGTGAAATCTGGTATACTTAGTTCAACACTATTGGGGCTGATTCTGGATTCGACGGGATTTGCGAAACCCAAGGTGCATGCCGAGGGGCGGTTTGCCTCGTTAAAAGCCGCAAAAAAATAGTCGCAAACGACGAAAACTACGCTTTAGCAGCTTAATAACCTGCTCTGAGCCCTCTCTCCCTAGCTTCCGCTCTTAAGACGGGGATCAAAGAGAGGTCAAACCCAAAAGAGATCGCGTGGAAGCCCTGCCTGGGGTTGAAGCGTTAAAACTAATCAGGCTAGTTCGTTAGTGGCGTGTCTGTCCGCAGCTGGCGTGCGAATGTAAAGACAAACTAAGCATGTAGTACCGAGGATGTAGAAATTTCGGACGCGGGTTCAACTCCCGCCAGCTCCACCAAATAAAACAAGGGGTTACGTGAAAACGTAGCCCCTTTTTTTGTCCAGTGTCCACTTAGCGTCCATCAAGGTTTACTGATATGGACAGTGCGTGATGCCTTTGCCATAAGATGACTGATTGCAGCTTGCCAGGCTGAATCCTCATCGGGAAATGGTTCATTCGCAACAGGCTCCCAGCTTAGCCCGCCAGAATGAAACACCTTCTCCCGAACATCCCAGTAATCGCCGCGTGGCCATAAAACATAGCGACGATCGGGAAAACCGTTCAGCGGTAGCCCCTCGTTATCTTTCAGCTTCTCACCCCGCCGCAGGAAAATGAAAACCGCCTCGTTGATGGATATGTACCGCATGCGCCCTCCTTTTTACTGTATATTTTCACAGTATACTCTAACGCAACTTTTTCAGTTCCTGTTTTTCTCCAGTAGTCCCGCAGGCCGCGCCGTGTCTGGCCTCACTTGAAACGCCACTCCGACTGGCACGCCGAAAACGATCCACCCAAAGCCACGTAAAATTTTATTTTCTTAGTATTATCTGTAACTTACATTTTTTACCCGATCCTGCGCAGATCCTTTTTACTGAAAAAAAGTGAAATTCTTTTCAAAGTTTTCAGTTCTGGCTTTCCGGGAAGCCGCCAGCCGTGGCGCGCTCTGGCGGTCTGGTTTGTAGAAAAATAAAACTGAAAAATTTCTACGATCCAAAAACCGCAGGCGGGTGCGGTGTAGTGCCGTTTTTGTCTGCGACACGTTTATTTTGTGGCTGCGCCGCTGCGCCAGCGCTACAGCGTGCCTCTGATCGTTTCGGGGTGTTACGTGCGGGTGGGTTGTTTGCTGATGCGCTCAGAGCGCGTTCTGGTGCGTCTGGTGAGAGGGCGTAAAAACCCCCGCGCAATGGCGGGCAAAAGGTGCATTCACTCAGGCAATTATCTGTTCATACTTTGCTCGCGTTACGCCTGCCATGCTGGCCGTTTCCGTAAAGGCACTGGCCTGGTCTGGCGCGCCTGTTCCCGGGTGCGTATGCCCGGCGCACTGCTGCGCCAGTTCTGCCAGCAGATCGATGGTATCCAGCAGCATGGTCAGGGTGTTGGTGCTCCCGGTGCCGATATGCACCGTATCGCCGATAATCTGCTGACCTGCGGCCACGCTCTTTCTCAGGGCAGCAATCTTCTCTGTCAGCGCACCGCCCGACTCGATATCAATATTCCCGGCCACCTTGCTGGAATGCCGGCCTTCAACATCCATTTCAGCATCGCCTTTGATGCTGGCCAGATAGTTCCCGCCTGCAGCCATCGCATAATCGCCCGTGGTGATTTGCTGGATCACTCCGGCCATCAGCGTGGCCGTGCCGATCACCGTTGTTTTATCCGTGGCCTTAATGGTCGTTTCCCGCGTTACCAGTTCACGGGTTTCCGTATCGGCGGTAACGGCACGCACCATCGACGTTTCACGGATAGCCTGATCGGTCTGCCGCTCCCAGTCTCCGGCCAGGGTAACGCGCTGCGATACACCATCACGTTGCTGCTGCAGCTGCTCGCCCGGCTTCACGTCCGGCAGGCTCGTCCCTTCCGGCATGGTCTGGCGCACAAACGGCTTATCCGGGCGTCCGCCCGTAAAACCGACTTCAACCAGCGTGCCTTCCGGCGGAAACTGAAACATACCCGAATCATTCCCGGCCATCGGAACCGGTAGCGGCACGGCAGAGTAAACCGGGGTTGTGCTGTCCGGGTTGCCGTCTGCGTCAAGCAGCTGCACATCCACCGCATAACGCGGGCGATAAGGATCTGCAAAATTCCCGCTGGAAACTGGCTCACTGGCTGCGACCACCCGCGCCATCTTCGGCACATGCAGGCCGCTGGCCAGCTCCGGGTAATGACTTTCAATCTGCCGCTGCGTCGGTGTTTTTTGCAGTGGTTTCCCCGTAGCTTTGTTGCGCGGCGTCCAGGTGATCGCCATTGTGTCATTGGTCAGCGCAACCCGTGTCAGGCGTTCGCCGTTCACCTCCACGCCCGGACGCAGGGACTGGATCAGCGGCAGCGTCATCGTATTGCCGCCCGCCGCGCCCTGGCTGAATTCGTGGGGGATTTCAACCGGACGCCCGGCGAACAGCGCCGCCTCTGCACCGCCTGCGTACATCGACCCGTCAGGCAACTGATACCAGACGTAATCGTTAATACCGAAGGCTTTACCCAGATTGCTCAGCAGCTGGAAGCCCGTACCTGAATGGGTGAAATGCGGGATCGGCGTCCTGCTGTAGCTGGCATCCGGGACGGACACAGTGATGCCGCTGTTTTCTGTCAGCCAGGCAGCAACGTCGCTCAGCGTCGGGTGCTGAAATGAACATGGCCACGCCCTGTCAAAGACGCCTGCCAGCTCCCGCACAAACAGACGCATAAACCCTTTTTCAGCGGGCTGCGCACGCTCAACGTACCCGGTAAACCAGCGCAGCAGCTGACCGGAATAGCCCACATCAAGGCGCACCATCTTCCCGGTATAGTCCTGATCGGTCTGGGCAGTAATAAAGCCCCGGCCGCAGCTGTTCAGCTCCAGCACCAGATTCACATCGGCCACATGGGTTTCATCAGTGGACAAATAGAGGCGTTTAACTGGTTTCACTCATCACTCCAGGGCATCGTTTACGGGTTTCAGAACCTTGCGTTCAAACCACGTCATTTTTTCATCGGATTCGCCCGCGCTTGCGACTCCTGAACCGCCTGCGCCAGCGCCAGCACCCTGCGCTTTACTGGTTGCGCGGGAAGTTGCAGCGGCTTCTTTTTTCTCTGCCACGCTAAGGAACTCGGTCAGGGTAAACGTGACAAGCCAGGACATACGCCCTTCCTGCTGCGGCGCGTCAATCGTCCCGGAAAACGAGGCTTCACGCAGATTGACTGCACGGGCAACATTATTTGCCACCCGGTACACGGTGCGCGCGCCACCTGATCCCGTAGCGTTGGCCAGCTGGAACAGGCGCGTGAGAATGTCGATATCCTTAAACGGGATTTCACCGGACACACGCAGCTCCTTTCCTTTCGCACCCTCTTCAGACTTCGCCGTGGAAGATGTACCGCCCGACTGGTCTTTATCCGGGAACTGTTGGGAAACAGTGACCCGCATGTTCTTAAGCCGGATGGCTTCGCCGTTAAGCGCCAGCGTGATCGCTGTCATGGATCATCCCCCTGATGCTGCTGAGGTCGGAACCGGTCAGCATGATGGCAGCGGTGTAAATCGACGACACAGCCGGAATATCAGTAAGCAGCTCCCGCACCATCTCAGTACCGCTTCCGGTTGACGTGAACACCCAGGCGCTGGCGCTCTTACCCGCCAGTTCCTGCGCCGCTTCCGCAATCGCCGACAGCAGCCCGGCACGCTGCGCCATGAAATCTGCCAGACTGGCTTTCAGGCCGGAAAGACTCAACGAACCGGGCGCGGCTGCGCTGGCCACTGCCGCCGCACTGCTCATGGTTCGCGTTGTCGGCACGGAAAGTGGAAGTGATGCCGGAAGGCCGTTCGGAGCTTTTGCGGGTACGCTCATCCACGCCATTCAGGCGCGCCGTAAAATCAATCTGCCAGGTATCTGCAGGGGTAATGATTTGAGTCTGCTGGGATGCACCGTTGTACTCCATCAGGAAAGAACGCGTTAAGACGTTCCCCTGCTGCCCGGACTGGGTGCGGATTTTTTTCTGGGATGGCGCATGTACGATCATGGCCACTACGCCGCTGTCTTTATTTAACAGACCCACCCAGTTAAATTCGAAGTCACCCACGTCCGCGCCCAGCACCACCGAATACACCACGGCGTTGTTGTTCACCATGCCTGTTTTGCTGACGGCCTGGCGATGCACGATTTGCGCTTCAGCTGGCAGACCTTCGTTACGGTCAATGGGATCGGTGATATTGAGGTTAGGCACGCTGGCGAAAACGAACTCATCCAGCGTAAGCACGCCGCCGTTGGCTGCTTCCTGCGCTTTAAGTGCCTCAAAGGCCTGGGTGATAACGGTCTGACTCATAGAAGCACCTATATTTTTGCGCCAAAGACGGCGTTATTTTCGTTTTGTGATACAGCGGGAAATGTTATGTATTCCCCGTATTCCCGGTCAGTGCCGGACACAGGTTCGCGAGCGCTGTAACAAACCAGCTCCCCCTCATCCCACCCGGCATTGATAAAAAGTTTCAGCGTCGTCATCACTTCGTACTGATAACGGCGGCAGGTACGCCCGTACTGGCGGATTATCTGGATCATCAACTCCGGGTTCGCCGCCAGCTGACTGTCAGAGACGCGAACCGTGATTATGTCCCAGTCAATACCGGGCTGACGCTCGACCAGCTCCACATACCCGATGCCGAGTCGCTCGAAAATCTCGATAAACCCGGCAACCGACCCGGCATCATGGGCATTCACAAAGGCATACGCGACACGCTTACGGAACAAGGCCAGCGGCTCATGTTTAAACCGGGTAATATCCCTGTCCCACGCCAGCAGGTTCAGCAGCGACTCGTTACAGGTCAGCGGATCAAACTGATTAACTGGCCAGGTGATCCAGCCATATACCCGCGCCCAGAATCGCCGGGCAGCGGAAAGCAGCTTTTTCGGTTCCCCTTCGTTCATCCAGAACGGCAGCGCCAGTGACGCCAGCTTTTTCAGAAAATCAGGCATCCTTCAGCTCCACGGTCAGATCGGACAGGCGTGGAACATTCAGATCGCTGACGATATCGGTCAGTGAAAACGCCAGGGAGTCGATCACGGCGTAGGCCTTGTGCAGCTCCCGCCCGAGGTTTGAAAACGAAAACCGGTCATACGGCCAGGTGCGCTTTACGTCAAAATCACTGTTTTCCCGGAACGCGCTGCGGATCAGGTTTTCAACGCCCGACTGCAGGGCGGTGGATTCTTCTACGGCCAGATTCGCCAGGTTCTCCACGTACACGGTCACAGTCAGCTGATGCAGGGTTTCCGGCATGGGGAAACACTGCATATCATCGCCATGCCCGTGGTGTCCCTGCCCGGTGATATGCTCATTCACTGCGTCAATAAACGGCTGAGAAATCACGCCCGTATCGAGCAACAGATAGGCGTTTGCCGTACCTGGTCCCCGTGGTGCGTCATGCTCAAAATAAATGCGGTCGATGCTCAGCCCGGCCACGCTGGCAATCATTGAGCGGTACACCGCGTCAGTGTGGTAATTACCCACCAGGTTGAACTGGTTCCGGCAGCGTTCGCGCAGCTCGTCATCGCTTTCTTCATCCGCGCCCGGCGTGGTCAGCCAGTCATCCTCGTTCACCACACGACTGATGCCCGCCACAGCCACAGGCAAAATACGGTAATAGCCCGGCGCAAGGTTCCATGCGCCGCCCGTGGCGGAAGCTGTTACCGGGATCAGGGCGCTGGCCATATCGGCGGTAATGGTAAAGTCCGCCGTGGTGTCCAGCTCGTACACCACCCCGTTAATACGCTCAGTCTGGATACGCGTTCCCGCCTTCACCGTGACTACGGCGCGGGCAGCGCCAGCCAGCACCACCAGGCGCGGGTCAGTACGGAACTGCTGCGGAATTTTGGTGTTGATGAGATCGGACGCCATCGCATCCAGGGAGCGGTAATCACCCTGCTCATCCAGCGTGACTGGATCGGTGATGATTTGTTTACCTGAGTCCCACTCTTTCATGATGGCGTGCCAGCCTTTGTTTACGTCCTCACCGTTCGGGTTAGTTTCGTAATCCGTGGTTTTTTCGACGCTCTTACCGTTAAAGCCGATACGCAGCATATCCAGCGCGAAGGCCTGGTTAGAGAAGGTTTGCACCAGCTGGAAGAACTCATCTTCTGACTTGCCGGAGTTAGCCCAGACAGAAAGCAGATCCCAGCGCAGCGCCGCACAGGAGTCGGTTTCAACCAGCTTATAGTCGTTACCGTCCACGCCCACACGGCGGGTAAAGCGCCCGGACTCACTGCGCCCGGTATACAGACCGGATGCACCCACGTTAATCACCTGGCCGGAAAGCTGATCCACGTCCAGGCAGGTAATCATGTTGAGAAGCTCAACAGATTCCAGCAGAGCCAGACGCAATGCCGTTTCTTTCGGGTCAGTCATGGCAAAATAACGTTCGGTATCAGCAACGCCGTAATCCTTCGCCATGCCCGCGCAAAACGCATTCATCAACTGGCGCGCACGTTCATTTAAATACATAGATATTCCCCGCGTTGACGCGATTAATAATGAAAAGGTTTATTTAAAAGCGATTAAAGGAACTTGAATCCTTTGCCTTTATTTTTATCGCCGAACTGACGCTGCGGCATTGTGGTCACTTTTTTATCCAGCTTGCTGAAATTAGCCAGAATGGTTGGCAGGCTATCGCGCAGGCTGGCAAATTCTTCGGTATCGACCACTTCCGCAATGGTTTCAATATCGCCCTGCGCCGCTGCAATTTGCTCTTCGACTTTTGTCAGGCGCTCTTCAATACCATTAAGCGCCTCTGCCAGCGCCTGTAATTTGTCGTCACTGGTCGGATCGTCGCCCGGCACTTCTTCAAACTTTTTCTTAGGTTCAATATTGAACAGCTTTTGCCACGGAGTTTTCATTTTCGTTTCCTGCGTAATTTTTCCATCAGAGGACATTGCGCATGCGTAATATCCCTGCTTCGTTAACTTGCGTTTTTCTGAAAAACGCAGACGTGTAGTGCCAACACTTGCCGGGCGGTCAGTCACCGCCAGCCCCTTGAGATACGTCCGGCCGCTGCCGCGCCAGTTCTCTTCCGGTTCAATGGAGAAATAAACCATCTGGCCTTCACGGTTCGCATGAATCAGGTTCAGATTGGGGGTGAGCTTTGCGTATAACCGGGCAAGTCCGTCCTCTCCGTCCTGCCACATGGCCGCTGCAACTTCGCCACAATTTCCCCAGTCCCGTGAATGCTCCGGCCAAATCATTGCGCCGTAGTGTTCAGCGTTATAGGTTTCCCCCATATCAATGATCCACTCGCGATAAATCTGCCGCTCATCGACCGTATCCCCTTCGGTGGCAATACACAGCCAGTCAGTTTTTAAATGGGACATATCCCCTCGCCTCGCCGTAATTGCCAGATGATTATTACGAATAAATAACCGGGCATCATCCAGATTAATTCTGGTCAGTTCGGATAATCGGTAATAAACGAACACCTGCGAATTAAAGCCACCGTTTTTTATAATCAGCCACGGCATAATTAAATCTATGGCTAAATACTCCGAAGAATTAAAAGGCGTTGCCCGCGCACTTTATCTGCGCCGTGCCACCCCAAAAGAAATTGCTGCTGATTTAAATCTGCCGAATACGCGGATCATCTACTACTGGGCGGAGAAATATCAATGGGCTGACCTGCTGAGCCATGAAAGCACCGAGGAAGCGATTGAGCGCCGCTACCAGCTGCTTGCCGGGCGAAACGAAAAGACCGATCTCGAACTCAAAGAAATGGACATGCTGATTGCTCATGCCACGAAGCTGCGCGCCCAGAGTAATAAGCACAAAGAGAAGCTGGCAGAAAGCCAGGGTAAACGCCGCGACCAGGGCGGCGGGGATGAGGACGACGACCAGCCACGGAAAAAGCGTCAGTACCGCAAGAACGATATTTCGGGGCTGACGCAGGAAGATTTCGACGCCTTTGCAGATGAGAACCTGTTCGGCTATCAGAAGCATTTGCGCCTGAATATCGCCCAACAAATCCGTAATATCCTGAAAAGCCGCCAGATCGGGGCGACCTGGTATTTTGCCTATGAGGCGTTTGAAAATGCCGTCATGACGGGCGATCCGCAAATCTTCCTGTCAGCGTCACGCCCGCAGGCCGAGGTGTTCCGCAGCTACATCGTCAACATTGCGCAGCAGTATTTTGGCATCACCCTGACGGGCAACCCGATCCGCCTGAGCAACGGCGCAGAGCTGCGCTTCCTCTCCACCAATAAAAACACCGCGCAGTCCTACAGCGGCCACCTGTACTGTGATGAATATTTCTGGGTGCCGAACTTTGCGAAGCTGAACGAAGTCGCTTCCGCAATGGCCACCCACGACAAATGGCGCACCACCTACTTTTCCACGCCATCTGCCAAAACGCACCAGGCTTATCCGTTCTGGACGGGCGAAGAGTGGAAACAGGGCAGCAAGAAACGCGCCCACGTGCCGTTCCCGACTTTCGACGAACTGCGCGACGGTGGCCGCAACTGCCCGGATGGCCAGTGGCGCTACGTCATCACACTGGAAGATGCGATCAACGGCGGGTTTAACCTGGCCAGCATTGACCGCCTGCGCAATCGGTACAACGAAACCACGTTCAGCATGCTGTATATGTGCGTATTCGTTGACAGCAAAGACAGCGTTTTCAGGTTCTCCGACCTGGAAGCCTGCGCCGTGGAAACGGACACCTGGCAGGATCACAACCCGGACGCCGCCCGGCCATTTGGTGATCGTCCGGTCTGGGGCGGATTCGACCCGGCGCGCAGCGGCGACCTGTCGTGTTTCGTCATCGTTGCCCCACCCATTCTGGCACCGGAAAAATACCGCGTGCTGCGGGTGTTCAGCTGGAAAGGCATGAACTTCCGCTGGCAGGCAAAGCAGATCGAGAAGCTGTTCCAGCAGTACAACTTCACCTATATCGGCGTGGACGTTACCGGGATAGGCCAGGGGGTGTTTGAAAATATCCAGCACTTCGCCCTACGCGTGGCCAAACCGATTCGCTATGACCGTAACACTAAAGACCAGCTGGTACTCAAAGCCTGCGACGTGGTGGAGAGCAGCCGTATTGAATGGGACAAAGACCAGAAAGAGATCCCGGCCAGTTTTATGGCCATTCGCCGCACCAGTACGCAGAGCGGCAATGCCATGACGTTTGTCGCAGACCGCACGCAGGAAACCGGACACGCCGAAGCGTTCTGGGCGATCACTCACGCCCTGCATAACGAACCGCTCAACTATGAGAACAAGCCAAAATCCAAATGGGGGCTTAAGAAAGCAGCATGACCAGAAAGAAAAAATATGCCGGGCAACGCGACAAAAGCACACCGCAGCCCACAAAAAAAATGAGCGTTCTTCGCTTCGGCAAGCCGGAACCGGTGTTGACTACCGGCACGGACTACAGCGACGTGTGGTACGACAACGAGGCGAACCATTACACGCTTCCCATTGACCGCCTGGCGCTGGCGCAGCTGATTAACCTGAATGGCCAGCACGGCGGCATCATCCACGCGCGTAAGAACCTGGTGATGAGCGACTATCAGGGCGGCGGGCTTAGCCGCGACGAAATGGAAGCTGCCGTGTTTGATTTCATCACGTTCGGCGATGTGGGCTTTGTGAAAATCCGCAATGGCTGGGGCGAAGTTGAATCCATCGCCCCGATGCCAGGTCTGTACACCCGCCGCCGCAAAACAGGGGAATTTGTTGTACTGCAGCAGGGCGAACCGCTGATTTATCAGCCGGAGGACGTCATTTTTATGCGGATGTACGATCCGCAGCAGCACATTTACGGTCTGCCGGACTACATTGGCGGCATCCACTCCGCACTGCTCAACAGCGAAGCGGTTATCTTCCGCCGCCGCTACTACCACAACGGCGCACACACGGGCGGCATTCTCTATACCCGTGACCCGAGCATGACCGATGAGGTGGAAGAAGAGATTGAGCGCCAGCTGCGTGACAGTAAAGGGATCGGGAACTTCTCAACCATCCTGGTAAACATTCCAGGCGGTGATAAAGAGGGCGTGCAGTTCATCCAGATGGGGGATATTTCAGCTAAGGATGAGTTTGCCAGCGTGAAGAACATCAGCGCCCAGGACATTCTCAACGCCCACCGCTTCCCCGCCGGGCTGGCCGGGCAGATCGCGCAGAACGCCGGAGGACTGGGCGACCCGGAAAAGGCCGAACTGATTTACAAACGCAGTGAAGTTATCCCGTTGCAACGTCGGTTTATGGAGGCGATCAACAACGACAAGGAAATCCCGCTAAATCTGCGACTTAATTTTGCTAACGGAACGGGAAACGGTGCGACATGAGACAAAAAAGGATAAAATCCAGGCATTATCTTACTACCGGAGAGTGGTACATGAGAGTCCTGAAAATTGAATGCCCGGAGTGTGGCTCAAAAGCAGTGATCCGTAAAACAAACCGGAAGCACAGAAAAATCTCGGATATCTACTGCGCCTGTGCAGATGTTGAGTGTGGGCATACTTTTGTTATGAATCTGACCTTTTCCCACACCCTGAGCCCCAGTGCTAAGACAGGCGATGTAATGGTTCAGACCATACTCAACAACCTGTCTCCTACGCAGCGGCAAATGGCGCTCGATTTACTGAAGACTTCGCCCGCCATCTGAACAACCCCCATCATGGGGGTTTTTACTTTTAAGCCCACAAATCCTTTGCTCCAGTTCTGCCGTCAACTCCCCCATCCACGCAATGGCTATGTTTTTCTCATCCTCGGAGCAATCACCACTTGAAACCAACTTTGAAAATAAGATGATCCGCTGCAACGCAACAGTTTCAAATAATAAGTCCTGCACAGCATCCTCTCGACCCAAACAACTGTATAAACATACAGTACACTCTAAAGCATCTTTTGTGAATATAATTTTAGGCATGCTGTAAAGTTAAATTTTATTAACCAACGACTTACAATTTCTAACCCCAGCCCGGCCACAGTTCTTCTTCTGGCTTACTGCGCTTCTCCTGCAACCTTCCATGTCGGTAAATCAGTGCTGTCGCACCAAAAATTAACCCGCTGCCGCGCAGCAGGATATCCACTTCCTCATCACTTCCAGCAAAACCCCGCTGATTCAGTTCCAGTTTTAATCGCCTCCGGGTTCCACCCTCCGTACAGTTATTGACAGAACTCCTAGGCGGCGCGTTCGCGCCGCTAACTGCAACCGCCTGATCGGCGGTTAACTTCGGTACAATCTTCCACTTCGTGAGCCGGGTTAGAATCGGTACATCCATTCCAACGGCGGGAGAGAAAACCCCCTTAACGCGTATGATTTCTTCGCCGTAAGCATTGAACTCAGAGCCGGTTTCGTACCAGGTGCGTGCGATTAACTCATCTCTCCTGACGAACGGGCCTCCCTGTTCATTGATGTACTTTGCCCAGTCGCCGTTATCTGCTGCATCATGCACCGCCGCAAACTCTACGCTTAAACCCATTGCCGTTTCGTGATCGGCCATCCGTCGCAGCTCACGCCAGACGGTGACCGGCGCGCCACCCACAAACTGAAACTGACGGATACGCCAGCAGGAAGCCCAGGCAGCAGCTGCGGCAGCAGATTCTTTCATCGGCTTGCCGCTTTCATCGTCCAACTCATCATCCAGCGCATAGCCGTCGATGTTTTTAGATATGTACTTAGCGACATAACCCGTTGCCGAACCTTTTTCAGGATCGATGCTTTCCGCATGGAACCGCGCTTTTCTCGCTTTTGCGGTGATCAGTTCGGCGTGGTCCTCATCCATCGCGTAATCGCGCAAAATACCGCGTACCTGCTCAACTTCTTCAGGACGCATAAACAAAAGCATGTGCCAGTGCGGCGTTCCATCGTGATGCGGCTCGGCAACCCTGATACCAAACACACGCAAATCATTGCGGTGCAGCTTTGCCCGAATTCGCCCCCAGACTGTGCGGAGATAATTCTGTGTGTCAGCGGGACTGCTGCCATCCCACTTGCGGTTGCGGTGGCCGTGAATGGTTGTGGCGTGATATTTAGATGGAGCAGTGATGGTGTAAAACTCCCCCACATAACCCAGTTCATTACATACGTTTTCAAAACCACGAATGCGCACCATCATTTCAGTGCGGCGAATGGCCGGATTGGCCACGCTGCCCCAGTATTTATCAATCAGACTGATTCGGTTGCCGTCTTCATCCTCCAGTTCCATGGACTTAAGGAACTCGCGCGTGCGGCGCTTTTGCTCTTTCCAGTCGCGGATCATCTGCTTGCTGGCGTAAGTGCTGACTTTTTTGCAAACGTGATTCAGGGCGATGTGCAGATGCTCGCGCCACTCTGCTGCGTGCCTGCGCAGTCGCCGCGCCCACCATTGATCGGACATCATGCGCGAAAGAGCGGCGGCGGCCTGGGGTTCGTCAAAATAACGTCGCATCAGCTTTTCAAAGTCCGGGGCTGACTGGCGGAATGCCTGAGTGATTCTTGCTGCACGCACATAAAGCGAATGCAGCACCTTTAGCTCACCGGCTTCCGGCATTTCATCGTTGATACTGCTGAGTTCCATCGTGATGAATGTCGAAATATCCTGCGCCAGCAGCTCGATGTCTTCTTTGGACATATCAGGGAGGTGGTTAAAGCGATACATCAGGCGGACTGTATCAGCAGTCATTTTGCCGATGTGGTAGCGCTCCGAAACAATGTTGACGCGCGGAAGGATGCGCTCAAGGAAGGTTTTAGCGAGATAAGCATTTGCACGCTTTACCCCCTGCTCTTTCTCCAGCTTGTTGACCTTCGCATTTACCGACATACGAACAATAACCGACTGCTTTTGCAGCAAATCCTGTGCGCAAGCTAAAGCCGCATTTTCACGATCTCGGCGGTGTAATTCTTCGTATGTGGGTAATGGACTTTCAATGGCCTGCCCTGGAGCATTCCAGGGGTAAGCCCACTGTTTGATTGCGGGTGTGCTTTCCGTTAGGTTAAGCCCCATTCGTCCCGGAATATTATCCGAAGGGATATTCACGCAACTACCTGAAGATACAGGAGTGTCCATGTCATTATTCACTGAAGAAGATCCCACAAAACGCCTCTACATTGATTCGGTAACAGAAATGGCGGCCTTTGATGTGACCAAAGAACCGCTACGGATTATTTCCGCCGTTGACATGTTGGGCATGTGCAACGCTTTTCTTGATGCGACGCGATGCCACACACCAGATCGGTGGCCTCTTTCAAAAGAGAGTCGACGTGAGCTTGGTCGAAAGATGGAATGGAATTGCCCCCGGGACTGGAAAGCACGCGAAGAATGGTTAGGGCATGTACGGAGCGCGTTACAAATTTTAAGTCGACGCGATCAGACGGACAGCTCTGGCAGATAAGCGGCGCAGAAAAGAACCGCGCTGAATCCGGCCCGACTCTTGCGCATTAAATTTATGGGTATGGCCAGGGTTCCAGCGCTGGCCGTTTGGCAACTCGATCCAGCCAGTAGTCCCGCTGGCCAGCTGCATGGCCGGTGATTCTTTTTTCAGGTACGTAACGAAAGCTTTCATTGTCATCCCTCACATCAAGCCACTGGCGTTAGTCGTCACGATATCGACCGCAGCAGCCAGAACAGGCGCAGACTGCAGGCGAGTTTCAACGGTGTAAGCCAGAACGGAAAGGCTACGAATTGCATCACGGGCGCGATCGAGAATTTGAGCACGGCGGGCGGCGGTCATACGTTCAGTGGAGACGGCTTCCCCAGCAATCGCACCGACATTAGCGGTGGCGCTCAACGCACAAAACTGCATGTTGGCAGGGAGCGCGTTGTTCACAGGAACGGAAGGAAGGCAGTTAATCTGTGCCAACAGCCCATCAAGAAGGCGAGCATCTTCCGTATAGTCGGTGATGAGTAGAAGCTCATCACACGTCAGGCGATGTGGCTGATCGGGGTTTAACTTATTGCGGAGAACTTGCGGCCGCATTCCTGCGGCGTTGGCTACATCTTCCAGATTGTTCGCAAGTGCAAATGCTCGGCAAGCCGCATCGAAATGAGCATGTTTAGAGGTTTGGTAATCAAACATAGTCGCGTGTCCATTTGCCTATCAAAATTAAAAAAACGAAATTTATTAATGGCTTTTATTATTTGCTTTCGTTCCATGCGCTCCAATCGACAAAGACGTGATCTTTTGGTTTGTCCTTAGGCTTAATTTTGATTTTCCCGGTGTGAACCCAGTAACGACCAGTACGAAGTTTGATACCGACACGTTCACAAAAGGCGGCCAGAGGAACCCAGCGGTTCTCGGTGTATGTTGCGTTCGTAGTTTGCATGGGGCAAAATCTCTCGTTTGACGTGTCACCAGTGACAGCTAGTGACAACGTTTAGTAATGGGTGACAGAAGCAACTGCAAGCTGTCGTGTTTGAGCACGAAACCTAGCCTATTGCTTCGAATGTCACTTGTCAATACTTGGGAATAGCTGACATGACGAGTTTCAACATAAAAACAGGTGCGCGTGAAGCGATTGAGCGTATTTGCGAGATATATGGGGTACCTTCCAGGCTACAGCTGGCAAGCTTTTTGGGGATGTCTGCGAGCTCACTTAGCACCAGAATCATGAGAGATAACTTTCCTGCTGACCTTGTATTGCGGTGCGCTCTGGAAACAGGGGCCTCCATTTACTGGCTTACAACAGGGGAAGGTGCGAAGTATGATCACTTGGCCAGCGACACTGTCAGAATTCCTTCTTACAAAATCGACGGAAGCGCTTTAGTTCAAGACACGTCTTTTATTTTCGACAAAGCTGTATTGCCGACCTTTTCCGGTGAGTTGCAAATCATAACTGACGGTAACGTAAGCTACTTTGTAGACATATCGAGTCACCAACCAAGTGACGGAAAACATCTAATCGAATATTCAGGCGTTAAGAGCATCAAAGAACTGGCACTGCTTCCTGGTAACAAACTGCGGATCGATTGGGGAAAATACCTGGTTGATTGTGATGTTGCAGACGTACAGCTCTTAGGCAAAGTCGTAGCAACTTATGTGATCAATGAGCAATGACCGTCAGAAAAATAGATAGTGGTGAATGGCTCTGCGACCTGCGACCAAACGGTGCGAAGGGGAAACGCATCCGTAAAAAATTCGTCACTAAAGGCGAAGCCCTAGCTTACGAAAAATTTATTGGGGCGCAGCTGGAAGATAAACCCTGGATAGGTGAGAAGCAGGATAACAGGCGTTTGTCCGATCTCATTCTCCAGTGGCATGACCTATATGGCAGAACGTTGGCTGACTCAAGCCGCATGATGTCAAAATTAAATGCAATATGTGCAGGACTGAACGATCCACTGGCATCCTGTTTAACAGCTGCTGATTTCAGCCTGTATCGTGAGGGCAGGTTAAAAGGCGAAATACCAGACATTACTGGCCGCTGTATGCCTATACAACCGCGCACTATAAATCACGAGCAAAGATACCTCTCTGCTGTATTTGGTACGCTAAAAAAATTAGGCCACTGGCAGCTCCCTAATCCCTTATCAGGTATGCCAACCTTTAAAGTTGATGAAAAAATGGTTTCCTTCCTGTATCCGGAAGAGATTAGACATTTGCTGGATCACTTATCAGAGTCGAATAGCGCCAGTGTGCTGACTGTATCAAAAATCTGTCTGGCCACAGGCGCAAGATGGAGTGAAGCGGAAGAACTCGAAGGAGCTCAGGTTACGCCATATCGCATCACGTACCGGAACACAAAAAACAAGAAAGTAAGATCAGTGCCGATTTCAAAAGAGCTCTACGATGAAATCCCTAAAAAGCGGGGACGGCTTTTCACCCCATGTCGAAAGACCTTTGAGCGAATAATTGATAAAGCGGGAATAGAACTTCCTGTGGGTCAATGTACCCACGTCTTGCGCCATACCTTTGCAAGCCACTTTATGATGAACGGTGGAAACATTTTGGTTCTTAAAGAAATATTAGGTCACTCTGATATCAAGATGACAATGATTTATGCACACTTTGCGCCAACTCATTTAGAAGATGCGGTGACTAAAAACCCGCTAACGATGTTAAACACATGAAAAAGGGATGAAAATGAGCGTAACACTGAATGCATCGATATTGTTAGTGAATTTATTTTTCCTTATCTTTTACTTGGCATATCTTATTAAGATAAAGGCATTCACGATGAATGCAGAGCCTTTAACCCATCAACCACTATTTAAAGCTGCAATTATTATCCCTATTGTATCTTTTTTCCTATTGGGTGGTGTAGCGTGGTCTGGTCATTCATTAAAACTAGATGAACAAGGTCTTAATAATTTCCTAAACATTAGCAAACTACCATTAGCTGTATTATCACTTACCATTCCTTTTGGTGTGATAGTAAATAACATTCATAGAACCATTCAAACTGACAAACAAATTAAAGAAGCAGAACGCAAAAATAATTTAGACCGCTTCTATGCACATAGGAAAAACACTATAGAGATTTTGCAAAATTTCGAATTAAGCACTATTTTTACTGTAAACGACGAAATCCAACTTGAATTTGAAAATAGCTATTCCACTTACAAGAAATTCTACCCGCAAGCTTCGATAAACAGTAGCAACTACAACTCATCCGAATTGTTCATTTATGGCATAACGAACTTATTTCAACAACTCAATAAATTATTAACTATTACTGAATTTGAAACAAAACTAGAATATTTCAAACACTTAACAAGTATTGAGGAATGTATATATCAGATCCATAGATTATTTGGTTTTAAGCCTGTAAAAGTTGACAGGACTTTTAGCTATGTGTTTATGGATGAAGAAAATATTCCTTACGAATTTAGAACATACATTAGGAATGAGCACTGCCTCAAAATGAACATTGCAGCATATTGGCTTGCTTACCTTTCTGTTTCTGAACTTTTAGAGGCTGATATACCAGTCGATATTAAAAAGGAACTGCATGGACTAATAATGTATGGAATCAACACTGAAATCAAATATGCCACTTGGGCTACGCAAAATCTTGTCAAAGCGCGGATTCCGCAAGTGATTAGACTTGCCGCTGCTTAGGATCCACATTTTGTCCACTCAACATTTGAACCAGTGCAAACCTCTGTCCTCCGCTGTAATGCAACATGATGATTATTAATATAAATATTTGTTTTTACTAGCATGGTGAAAGACTGTAGAAATTTCGGACGCGGGTTCAACTCCCGCCAGCTCCACCAATTTTTGATATATTGAAGTTCAGTGAAGTCTATCAAGCCCGCATGGAACCAGCCTTGCGGGCTTTTTTACGTCTATAGTAGTCTACCAAGAATTGCTAGAATCTACTCGTTATGGCACCCTTTTTGGGACCCAACACAAAGGGTCCAAAACATGAGGGTCCCAAACATGGCAAAAATCGCTAAGAAGCTCACTGACACTGAAATCAAAAGCACCAAACCTGCCGAGAAAGAGGTTAACCTTTTTGACGGCGATGGTTTGCTCCTGCGAATCGCCCCCTTGGCGAAGGGAGGAAAGAAAAATTGGTATTTCAGATATGCAGTGCCTGTGACCAAAAAGCGAACTAAGGTGAGCTTAGGAACCTATCCTCACCTTACACTTGCGAAGGCACGAGCTTTACGTGATGAGTATTTGTCGTTGCTTGCAAATGGTATAGACCCACAAGTTCATAACACCCACAAAGCCAATGCCCTTAAGGATGCCACGGAACATACATTTCAAGCAGTAGCCAAGAAGTGGCTTGATGAGAAAGTCAAAACGTCAGGCATCTCCCAGGATCATGCTAACGACATCTGGCGAAGCCTAGAGAGAAATATCTTTCCAACGTTGGGTGATACCCCCATTAAGGAGATTCGCCCTAAAATGCTTAAACAGCATTTAGAACCTATAGAAAAACGAGGTGTCCTTGAAACACTTCGCCGCATCATATCCCGCCTGAATGAAATTTTCCGCTATGCAGCAACAGAAGAACTCATAGAATTCAATCCGGCTGACAACCTGGGGCAACGGTTCAGCAAGCCAAAAAAACAGAATATGCCAGCATTATCCCCTTCCGAACTCCCCCGCTTCCTGGTTGCTCTAAACAATGCTTCTGTCCGTTTAGAAACAAGGCTACTGATTGAGTGGCAACTTCTCACATGGGTTCGCCCTGGTGAAGCTGTTCGCACAAGATGGTCAGATATTGATATAGAAACCGGCATGTGGAACATCCCGGCGGAGTTTATGAAAATGAAGAAACCTCACAAAGTTCCACTGAGCAAAGAAGCTTTGCGAGTCTTGGATTCAATGAAAGCCATCAGCGGGCATAGAGAGTGGGTTTTTCCCAGTATCAAAGCTCCACTCAATCACATGCATGAACAAACAGCTAATGCGGCTATAATCCGTATGGGCTTCGGAGGTGAGCTTGTAGCTCATGGTATGCGATCAATCGCCAGAACGGCTGCTGAGGAGTGTGGCAAGTTTAGAACTGATGTCTTAGAAGCCGCCCTTGCCCACTCGAAAAAAGATGAAATAATTGCAGCCTACAATCGTGCAGAGTATCTCACAGAACGTGTGGTTCTCATGCAATGGTGGAGTGACTATGTTTCGTCTCAAAAATACAAAGTTATTGCCGCATAACTCTTCGATGATGGGTTAACTATCTTGATTTATTTGAAGAATTAATGATCACACCATTAACCTATGTGGACTAAGCATAGCCATTTACAAATGGTTACCTTGAGGCCAAATAACAAAAGCTGTCGGTCATATCAACTAAATAATTCACATTGATCTTACCCACGAATAGTGGACACACGACTAAGTGAGTAAACTCTTAACCAGAGGTGACTCATGACAAAACCAGCATCAACCAGTAAGAAGCCCCGCAAACAGTACACGCCTGAATTCCGCAACGAAGCCCTGAAGCTTGCGGAACGTATCGGTGTTGCTGCCGCTGCCCGGGAACTCAGCCTGTACGAATCCCAGCTCTACGCATGGCGCAGTAAGATTAACAATGCCCGCAGCTCTTCCGAACGTGAGCAGGAAATGTCCGTTGAAATTGCCCGTCTTAAGCGCCAACTGGCGGAACAGGCAGAGGAGCTGGCCATTCTCCAAAAGGCCGCGACATACTTCGCGAAGCGCCTGAAATGAAGTATGTCTTTATTGAAAAACATCGGGCTGAGTTCAGCGTCAAAGCCATATGCCGGGTACTGCGGGTCGCCCGTAGCGGCTGGTATGCGTGGCGTCTGCGTCGTCAGCAGATAACACCACGTCAGCAGTTCCGGCTCGTCTGTGATACTGCTGTCCGTCAGGCATTCACTGAGGCAAAACAGCGTTATGGTGCGCCTCGTCTCGCTGACGAACTGCCTGAGTACAACGTCAAAACCATTGCCGCCAGCCTGCGGCGTCAGGGGCTTCGCGCAAAAGCGGCCCGGAAGTTCAGCCCGGTCCGATACCGCGAACATGGCCTGCCGGTGTCTGAAAATCTGCTGAAACAGGATTTTTACGCGAGTGGCCCGAATCAGAAGTGGGCGGGTGACATCACGTACTTGCGCACGGACGAAGGCTGGTTGTACCTGGCGGTGGTCATTGACCTGTGGTCCCGTGCTGTCATCGGCTGGTCGATGTCGTCGCGGATGACAGCGCAGCTGGCCTGCGATGCGCTACAGATGGCACTCTGGCGACGTAAGCGCCCGGAAAATGTCATCGTGCATACGGACAGAGGCGGGCAGTACTGTTCGGCAGACTATCTGGCGTTACTGAAGCGGCATAATCTGCACGGTAGCATGAGTGCCAAAGGATGTTGTTACGACAATGCCTGCGCGGAAAGCTTCTTCCACTCGCTGAAGGTGGAATGTATCCACGGGGAACGCCTTATCAGCCGGGAAATCATGCGGATGACGGTGTTTAATTATATCGAGTGTGATTACAATCGGTGGCGCCGACACAGTGCCTGTGGCGGACTCAGTCCCGAACAATTTGAAAACCAGAACCTCGCTTAG